TCAAAAGTATATGATGAAGCAAGGATCAATGACTGTCTGGCGAACGGGACAGTCGAACCAACACCGACTGCGTTTGGTAACGTCTGATCGATGGTGATTGTAGAGACACCAGCTGTAACAGGTGTCGCACTATTTATAGTATAATAGACGGGCGACATCTCAACAGTTGCCTCTGCTGTCGTTCCTGAAGTTGGGGCAGCGATTGTCACCGTGGGTGCTCCACGATATTGTGATCCAGATGAACTTACTTCTATTGCAGTTATACTACCAAAACCATTTACAACAGCGACACCTTCAGCACCTCTACCACCTGGACCTGTAGGTGATGCTACTGTAACAACAGGAGGTTGTGCACTTGTATACCCTGTACCTGCATTGGTTATAGTAAAACTTCTTACTTCATTGAATAATTCACCAAGATAGAATGCCTGACCTGTGAATGGTCTGCTGGTCAAACTACCAACTGTGATGGTATTGTCCTCTACAATACCTTCAACCGCTACTGCACCTGTCTGATTTACTGTACCAACACCTGAAGCAACCAGTCCTCTTGTTCCAAATGAAGCGTTGGAGTTATTGACATCACACTGTGCACCTGACACAGCAGTGATACCTGTAACATTACATATGGTGAATAGTGAAACTAATTGTGCATAAGCGTTGTTGCTGATTGTAACACCTATACCACCTTGGTTGTACTGAGTATATGAGTCAACGTTCATTGACTTCAGACCTTCAGCATGTGAACCGTCAACCTTTAGACCCTGACTATTTGGTATAAAGTTTGTGCAGTTTCTTATGTAAGGTGATTGTGTGATGATACCTGCTGACCCATCAGGAGGGAAAGCAATAATAGCACCTGTATTTGCAGCACCTACGAATGATAAGTTCTGAAATAGTGTACCATTCTTGGCATGGAATAGATCCTCACCAATATTTGCAGGTGTGATTTGTGTCTGTCTTAGATCATCACCATCGATTGTTACATTGTTTGGTACGACAACTGGGTTGTTCTCTGTATATAAACCTGCTGAAACTCTTATGTTATCACCCACCTGTGCCATGGTGCATGCAGCACCGATTGTTCTCTTAGCTGTCTTCAGGGTGAATCCATCAAATCCATCATCACCATCCTCGTTTACATGAATGACATTAGTAACACTGGCACCTGCACCAACCCATACTAATTCTCCTGTATCACTCGCTGCTAGAATACTCTTAGCAATACCAACTGCACCTGTTGAGTCAAGGAATGTACCACCTATCTGTACAAAACCATTGGTACTATCACCAGGTGCTCTAGCAACTTGTAGTAAGTACTCTGGTAGTGTACTACCAATACCTACACGTTTATTTGTAGGGTCAAAAACAAAGTTGTCAGCACCTTGGAATTTACCATCCGATGCCTTCTTGAACTGTATTGAATTATTAGCGTCAGAGGCAAGTGTATGAATTTCTGCTTGTGTAGACCATGACACACCTGTGCCACCACCTGTTGATATTATTACCTGTCCGTTTGTCCCTGCTCCCTCTGCATTATCCTTTATTGCACCACCAAATAGAGTGTCACCTCTTACATCTAATGCATTTGCAGGTTGTGTACTACCTATACCAACCTGACCTGCTGCTACAATACCGTCAAAGTTAGCAGTTGTTGCTACATCAAGACCATATTTGGCATCAGTTTTACCAATACCAGTCTTCTCCGTCTGAGCATCAACGACCAGAGCCTGATCACCAACCTCTAAACCTTTCTCGACAGCAAACTTCTTATTTACTGATGCCATTTACCAGTGCACTCCTTAGTATTTGTATTTATCAACTGATACGCATGATATAAGCGATAGCATAATATGGAGGTAGGTTCTTATCAGTAACATCTTCTGCACCTGATGGGTTAGCAGCAGTCAATGTTAGACTACCACTCTGACCGATCTGGTCACCTGATGTTGAACCTGGTGTTGAGTTGTTAGCAGCAAAGTCTTGAACACCTGTGTTATCAAGAACATATCCACCTGATGCATCAGCATCGACTGCCCCCGTTATTTGTGTAGAGTGTCTGACTGGATGACCATGACTACCACCTGTAGCAGTGTGAGTGTGGTTTGGTATGATAGCATCTGCACTACCACCTGTAGCACCAGCAGAGTATGAATTTCCTCTACCAACAATAAACTTATCAATCAAGTTTGGTGTGCCATTGCTACCATTACAGAGAGCCCAGTTAGATGGTATGTTACCATCTGTTCCAGACCACATTATGATACCACCTATCGGTATGGTACCATTACCTACGAAAGTACTTGCGGTGCAAGTTCCATTGAAGTCAGCATTGTTCGTTGATGTAACTTGCGAACCCATAACAGTGTTAGAGGCAGTCACATTTGCTGCAGTCACATTACCAGTGACCTGTGCGTTTGCAGTTGCAATGAGGTTTACACCCTGAACATCTCCACCTGCTTCAATTCTGTCGTCAGCAATAATATCATCAGTAGAATGTATATGCTCTGCAGTTGTTATACCAACAACCTTCAAGTGTCTGTTTATAGTAGCATCAATGCCAACTGAAGCATTATTATCAACACTCAGTGTATGAGCTGTCAATGTTGATCCAGCAAAGGTGAGAGCTGAAGAATCTTGTAATTCTCCACTCGTTCCTACGGTAATAACACGTCCTATGGTAAGATCATCTACCTTTAGACTACCCACACTTACGTTTCCAGTGGCACTCATTACTTCACCATTGTCAGCGTAGGTTTGACCTATCGCTACTCTGTCAAATACATAGTGCTCACTACCATTCTCTGTTGACACAGGTCCGAAGCGTTGCCACTTCTCTGTACCTGCTTCATTAGTTTGTACCCAACCAACGTATCCACCACGGTTTACACTGGTGGCAAATAGAACATTATCACCTGTTTGTGATGATGGTGGTTCAGTCTCTTGTATACCAACAAATACCTGCTTACCTATTGCACCTGTCCTATTACCTCTGAACTTGAGGTCAATGACATCTGTATTTGAATTACTATAGAAATTCTGATTGACAGTGACATTATCAAATGCAGCAACTGTTGGTAGTTGTGCTGTTGGTGCTGACACAGAGGTTGTGTCGAACTCATCTATCGTTGACACCTCTTCACCAGTAAGAGCATCGATCTTCTTACGTCCAATGAAGAACTCACCCTTGTCATTCATAGCAGTGTAAACCACTAATCCACCACGGGTTTGCTCTGACTGTGCTAGTATCTGCTCGTCATTATCAAGAACTCTATCTTGAACCTGTGGCATTGCAGTTGAGTAGTTACCAGGTCCAAAACCAACATATTCAAATGTGTGACCTGAAGCACGTATGAGTGAGTTCCTACGTGTCTCAACAGGTATGATCTTGATCTTGACTGCTGCTACATTCTTAGCATGTGATGTAGCGTTGGTACCTAGAGCACCCCTCAATATTTTGGTGCGGTTCTTATCTATTATTCTTACAATCTCATCTTCAATCTGTAGATAGTCACCTCTCTTGAGCATGCTTCTATCTTGTAAGTTGATTGATGATGATGTTGCAGTGACAGCACTACTCAACTCGGTGGTGAATCCACCGTAGATAGGCATTGTCTGATTGAACCCTTTAGCACTTATACCAGAACCATGTGCAATTGCACCAGCACCTGAGAAAGCAGGTTGTGACGCTGTTCTTCCTATGTTGACAGTGAGTGATGATCCATATCCTATTCTATCTGTGATGGTGTGTGTACCATTGTATACTGAGTTTGCACCACTGATTATTATCTCATCTCCTCTTCTTAGACCAATGTCAGAGTGTAAGGTGACTGTTGCTATACCACTCAGTCTGTCATGTAGTATATCTGTGACCTGTGTAGATACACCAACGTGATATATGAAACCACCAGACTCAGAGAAAGTGTTATCAGCAGAACCTGCATACTTGACTTGTTTTGAATCTACTACACCTGTTACTTTCTGAACACCGTTATATGCATCACTACCAATACCAATGACCTGTATAACGTCACCACTGACATCGTTTATAGTACCAACAGTAAGAGCACAGTCTGTAGTAGATCCTGATGGTCTAAATGGTACGCCACTTATTTGTAGTATATCTCCTACTTCATATGCTGAACCATAGTTATTGATGTCTACACCTGTGATTGTTCCACTGGCACCCACAGTTACATCAACCGTAGCACCCTTACCATTACCACCTATGAGAGGTATGTTGAAATAGAACTCAGCATTACCACTACTTGTACCATATCCAATACCGCCAGTGTTATTACTAAATCCAGTGATACCATTGAATCCATGGTCTCTATCTGTATTCAATGTAATTACACCAGTGTCATGACTTCCACCTGTGACACCTATACCGAGGTTTGATTCCTGTACGAAACTATGAACTAATTCCTTAGTAATACTATTCTTAGGGTCATTAGTTATAACTTGACCAATCTTCTCTCTCAATGGGTGAGATACTGCTGCCTCTGGATCAAAGTCTATGTTGTCTACATCTGTCTGAGGTCTAAGATTATTGATGTTCTGAGCAAAGAAGTTCGCAGCAGTGGAGAAAGGACTTACATTTGGTTGTGCTATGTAACCTAGAACAGTAAGGTCATAGATACCATCCTGTACATCTTTCTTGAACTCCTGAACTACCTCATTATTGAATACTTGATATGTCTTATTGAATTCTCTTTTGGTAAAGAATGGAGCAAACGTCCTACCTGAACCAACGACAGACTGGTCATGTCTTGTATATGGTACATTGGTGGTGATTGTGCTTATGCCACCTGGATTGGTGTTGATACCAATACTAAAGACAGTATCACCAGATACTCCTGTTACCTCAAACAATCCATTGAAACCAGAGTTGTCGGTGCCATTCTCATTGTTAGCACTTCTTAGTCTGCTTACCTCTACTATATTACCAACACTAAGTCTGTGTGGACTCTGTGATGTTATGATACCAGAATTACTGGTTGAATCCCAAGTAGCATCAATGATTGCATTGTTTGTTCTAAGGTTTGATACTGATGTGAGGTCAGTATTATCATTCCTGTAATAGGTGTCATCAATGAGTGTTGCTGACTCCTGTAATGAGAAACCATTGGAAGGTGCTGCAGCAGTGGTAGAGTCGTCAGGCACTACGAATCTTACACGGTATATTTTCTCTAAGTCTTTTCTTGTTTCAGGTGATCTTACTATGAATGTATTATTAGTGTCTACTGATACAACACCTTGATTGGTGACAATCGCTGCACGTAGTGAGTTTGCAGCACCTACGTTTACGTACCAACCATCAGTGGTATCATACTGTATTGGATGACCTGGTTCACCAGGTTCCTTGCCTTCGACTGTGGATACAACTCTTATCTTACCACCCAGATTGTTTATACCAGTAAGAGAACTACCAGCTGTTGCATTGTTGAACGTGGTTGCAATTTTTATCTGATCAGTCTGTAAACCTGATGTGATTGCAAAATAATCTCTGTCAGACTCTATATTGTCTGGTAATGATCCTGTATCAGAATAGAATCTGATCTTCTCACCTGTGTTGAATTTATGTACATCCTCTAGGGTTATAACATTACTGGTGATAGAGTTGATACCAGAGTTACTACCTACAAATACTTCCTTCTTACCTGATGCCCATGTATCAGTGTCAGCAAGAGGTCCTGGCATGAGAATGTCAGCACCATAAGTTATGTTCTGTATGGAGCAGAATAACTTATCATTTATCTTATTACCAACGGTGAATCCACTTGCTGTCTTGACTGGTACAGTGTCCTTGACCTTGAAGTTAGACAAGAACAATTTAGTGTCGGTTGACACACCGATTGTTGCCTGTACATCAATCGCTATCCAGTTGACATCCTCTGTCTTATTGAATGTCTTCTTAGGTGGCACAATGCCTGTGATATATGCCTTGTCATCTTTGATAAACGCCTGAGACTTGAATCCATCAGACTCTAGTGCAGTGTGTCCAAAGTTTGAGTTAGAGTTTGTTAGTGATATGTCACCACCAGACTCAGTTACAAACTGTTTCGCATAACCCACAGCAAAACATGATACAATCTGCAGTACAGAATCTCTTGTTACTTTGATGTGGAAGTTCTCATACTCAGGTTTATACAGTGCTAGACCATCAGTGTGTAGGGTGACTGATGTGCCAAGGGTTGCTTGATCTTGCCATGTACCTGAAGTTTTGTTATATTTTACAAACGCATTGTCATCTTTCTGTAGTCCTATACCTGTGAACTGTGCACAGACCATAGATTTGAAACCAGTTGCCTTACTACCATCAGACAACATACCACACATACCAAACACTGAACGTAGTGAGCAGTTGAATACGTAAGGTGAGGCAGATGTTACACTGTCACTCTCTACGATTACGATTGGAGCAAGACCTGTCAGTGATGGTGTAGCAGTGGATGGGGGAGCAACAGGAACTGTGTAAGTAAATGATGTGGTGCTTAGAACCTGTGCAACTACATGACTACCATCATAGTCACTATTGTTTACGCCATTTATGATTATTGGTGTCTCTACGTTGAGGTTATGCTCTGTCTTCGTAATTACTGTGACCACTGTGGTAGCAGTAGCAGATGATGCATCTGTACCAGAGAATATGTCCTGTATCTCAAGGTCACCAAGTCTAGATATCGCACCAACTATACGTGATTCATCAACAGTCTTCTGGAAATCAAGATTAGCAGGGTAATTAGGAAGTGCTCTACCACTATTAGTACCATAAGCAAGAGTCAACTTAGCATAGTACATGTCTAAGTCAGTGTTTCCCTTGCCCTCTACGACATTGTTACCATCAGCAAACTCAAAACATGTGAGTTTATGGTGTGAATAGTTGGGAGCATATACATTCTGTGTATAGTCCTTGAATATTCTATCAGCAGGGTCACCATCAAATAAACTGAAGTTGAAGAAGAAGCAACCACCTGTTACTCTGAATATTGCAGTTCTCTCTATATTATCGTTGTCTGGTTGAGGTATAAACTTTGGTCTTATCTTCGTCTTTCTAAGGTCAGTACCTATGATAGATGTACCCCTTGGTAGTATAACACCACCATGCACAGAGTTGAAATGATATAATACGTTGTCTGGATCTTGTATATCGAACTTCGTTCCAATAGATAATTCACTTATTGACGCTGCTGTACCATTGACATCAGTGACATTACCACTATTATCAATAACAAAACCAGGTCTGTTATCAATATAATGTGTGCCAGGTGACACCATGATAGTTGTCTTATCAAACTTATCGTTATCCTTTCCTAACTGATATGAGAATCTTGCCGACTCTATCAGTGCTCTCTGTATTGTTTTGAACGGACGAGTTCTGGAATTACCAGTATTGCTAACATCATCTGTCGCATCAAGTTCTTCGGGGTTTACGTATATGACGTTACCCTGTACATTTTTTAGAAAATTTTCTAGTCTACTTAGTGGCATTACCTACCTTCTGACACCATTCCTTCAACTTATTTATACCCTATTAGATTCGTGGTAATCTCTGGACTAATGGTAAGAGGTCAGATTCAACTTTATCTACAATTCTATCTAAGATATCAATATCTATTCCCATGAATGGGGGAGTGATACCTAGTAATCTCAAAAGACCATCAACAAACAAAGCAAGAGTCGTGAAACCAAGTATCATACTTATGATAGTAGCGTCACGATTATGCTTTGCCATGCTCTCTTCATCTATTCTCCTTGCCTCATCCACAGCATCCTTTATCAGTTTGTCCACCTCTTGTTTGGTGTAGAACTGACCAACAACAGGAATGTTGTGGAATTTTATATCTGATAGAGGAAATTTAGACATATACTACATTTATAGTATCGTCAACTTCTTCTGCCATTCTAGCAACCTCAAGCACTCTCATAAACTGATCAACAGAATCACATTCTATTTTTTTGATGTCGGCATCAGAACCGAAAATTCTGAACCATCTGCCAGACATGCAGATTTCTAGACGGTCAACGTATTGGTCAGTAAACATAGGATTAGAAGTTTTATCCATGATAGCACATCTGTATTCAAAGTCAAATATCAGTCGTGCGGTATTGTTCATGATCATCAGCATTGATAGAGATAACTAACTTCGCTTTTGCATGCACATGATAGTATGCATTGATAGGACCACCAGAACCATTTCTGATAACAACCTTTGCTCCATACTCTATACGATCTACATATAACTCCTGTGCTACACCTATTGGTGTGAGTTGAACACATAGAGTTTCAGGGTCAATGTTACCAACCATATAATCTGGTAACTCAATAATACCATCGATTTTGACGATGCCACAAGTTTCAAGCGTTTCATTCATGGTTTTTTATTCAGTATAGCACACTATCGAGAGTATGCAGGGTCATTATACTTGGGATCAGGATAGTCCTCCCAAGTATTACCCTCATATTCTACCACAAGTGGGTTCACATCCTTTCTTTCTCCATACACATGGTAGAAACAATCAGTTACACCTTCTAGAGTTATCTTACTATCATCCCATTCTTTTACTATAATATCTTGTGCTGATCCAACTGGTTGTGTTTGTACAGTGATACTATCAATCACCACTAGGTCTTTCCAGTAATCAGGTAACACAATCTCATTATCTTGTGTCCTACCTCTGAAATATACACCAACCTCAGGACCTTCAATACAAGCGTATCTAAGTCTATGACCTTCACCCTTACTAGGGTGTTCCATGTCAAATGGTTTTGGTAAACTGTCAGCAACAGCGTGTCTTGCTTCTAATCTTCCCTTAGATAAACAATCAACAGCACCTGTGACAAATACGTCACCATCTATAACCAGTGCATTGACACCTTGAGCACCACTACCATTACCAACTATACTTACGTCACCCTCTACATCTAATGCTCTACCCTTCATTTGTGGTACAAATTTTTGAAGACCTATGTCTGTACCTATGTTCACATGACCAAACGCTATATCACTATGCTCTCCTAGAAACACAGGTCCTACTGATGCCAGTGTGCCTTCAAACTCCTTGTCACCGTCAAGTGTTTCTATTGATTGATCGACCTTCGGATCCTCAGGTCCTATGTAAACCTTTCCTGTGTAAAGGTCTCTCATCTGTGCCATAGTTATCCTTTCAGAGTCTTTATTTGTCCCTCTATATATTCTCTCATAAACGCAGGGCAGATCTTTGTCATGGGTTCATGCAGTCTAATAACCTGACCTATAAGTATCGTCCAACCCTCTGAATGTGACAGCACCCTTTCTTTAGCATCATGCGTAATATTATCAGCAGTGACAAGATAGTCTCTACCTGCTTGTATTCTTATATCTGACTCTGCGTCTATGTTTATACCTGTTTCGTTTGCTGCATTTGATTTCAATACAATACGACTAGCATCAACAGAGAATGTACCTGCACAACTGACACGGATGTCACCCATTGATATAATGTGTAATGGTGCATTGTCACAGTTCTGTATAATTTGAGAACCCATCGTGCCATTTTCTTTATTCTCATCCCTACTAGAGTGCAACTCAAATCCACCATCTCTGAATAATCTGAGACGAGAGTCTGCTTTACTGGCATACACTCCTATATCTCTCTTTCTTACGACATCAGTGTCCTCTGCACCCATTATAAAATTACCACTCTCATTATGACTTATGATAATGGGAGGTATTTTACTTTTGTTTGGATTTGTTTTCGCCATTAGTAGAATCTAGGACAACTGATTACATGAATAATTCTTGCCTGAGGTACAATAGGATCAGCATATGCCTCACGCTTGACAAACTTAGTTATGGGTAATATTTCTGCACCTACACCAGTATTAGTTTGCACTGATAAGGCAGGTATCTCTGATAAACCTTGATCTAGTTTACCACTAGCACCCACGATTCTACCATTTTCTATGACTGGTGTCATTGTTTGACCGCTATCACTGACAATCAAATCACCATCCTCATAGTTTGCACCAGTGGATAGCACCTTGATACCAACCACTTCACCTATTACATCTACACCCTCAGTATCTGCTACCTGCTCTGGGAACAGATAGTCTGAACCAGGATTTGTAACAATGATGTTGACTACATGACCATCCTCTACAACTGCCTCTGCTGTAGCACCACGTCCTATGTCACATTCGTCAACAATCGATACAAATGGTGCTTCTTCGTAATCCATACCAATCTCTGACATGTTTACACCAATCACCTCTCCTATCTCATTTACCACAGCATCTGCTGCTGCACCAAATCCACCACCACCAAATATTACAACTTTAGGGGGTGAGCACTCTTTACTTGATACATTACAACCACCAACCAAACCTGCTAATGGAGAACCACCACTGGCAGTTCCTACTGTCAATCCAATACCTGCTACATTAGGGAATGATAATCCAACGATATCGTCTAGTAGATTAGGTAAACCACTACCACTAAGGGTATGAAACTTATCTAATATACCATTGAACTTCATGACATTCTTCATATCAGGACCGCCATTGATAACAAAATCAAAGGAGTCAGGACACTTACCACCAGTGCAATCGAAGAGTTTGACTGCTGCATTTACTCTACCCATAGCAGTTGCCATCAAACCTTGGAAACTTGGCATTGCCTTACCAGTGAAGGCACTCAATCCAGCGAGTATAGGACCTATTGCAGTCTGTATCATATTGTTGAGACCTGCCATCAATCCACCTAGGAATTGCTCTGCTGCACACAAAGGAACGTTCAGTATATTACCCAACAGACCTTTGAGGAACTTCTTGACAAAATTCGTGAGACCATTCAGAACATTCTCCATAGCACAATAGAAACCATCTTTCAGTTTCTTTGCTTCTATTTGTTTTTTTGCAAAGTCTGGTTTGAGAAAGTCAACTGCCTCATCTACTTTATCATTGATCTCTTGGAATGCTTTGTACCTCACACCACGTACTATACCTGCCATGGCACCTGATATTTCTTTTGCTGCCTTGTCAATCTGAACGTCTATGTTTATAATTTTACCAAGTGCAGGGTCTATATACCCGTCAGAAAATTTTTCAAGTCCGTTTATCTTATCAAAGAACTTCTGTAGTGACTTTGATATGTTTGACTGCTTCTCTTTAGCATCCTCACATGCACCTGATGGAACTTTGACCTTGACTTGCTCATTATCAAGTATTTTTAGTTTTGATTTCTTTTTCTTCTTATTCTTGTCTAAGATATATCCATTACTGTCAATGACTACACCAGATTTTTTTTGTTGCTCATCAAAACTAATAGATTGACCATCAGCATTCTTGAGTAGGTGATCAAATGAGAGTGCACCAAATCCAGTGGTACCGTCTGCCAGTGCCTTTTTATAATCTGTAATCTCCTGTATATTATAATTGGCGTAGAACGATCCTATGACCACAGGTTGCTGAGCTTCTTCCCCATCAAGGAAGAAACCAATAACCATCTCACCACCCTGTAGGGCAAATGATGTACCTGTGTTGTTATTACCTGAACCAAATTGAGGTGACACTAGAAAATGTGCCCATGGCAAATTTTCATCAGAGATACCACCCTCCTCCTCATTCTCACCAGGATGGTATCCAAGAATCCTTATCTTTGCTCTGAACCCATTGTCAAAGTTTTGATTGTTCTCAGTTCTCCATACTTTATCAGGTGCAACCTGTGCTATGAACCACTGAAAACCATCCTTACCAAGGAATTCAATATTTGAGTGTCTAGTCTCAAGCATTAGTCATCGTATACCAAGCACTCTGGTTCATCAGGGTGCATCTCACAGAACAATTCTAAAACATTAGGATCGTGATGATCACCTGCTTCAATCTCATCATGATGATGCTCTTCATAAACTTCAAGTTCATGTAACTCATCAATCATGTGTCTCTTCATTGGTTCTGAAGTAGATGGGTCTGCTAGGATTGCTTTGTCCTTTGCGATGTGCTCTTCGATTGTTTTCATGTTACTCGTGTATGGTAAATGAATCTCTTACGAGAGTGAGTCCAGTAAAATCACCGTCAGCATTACCTAGTTCATGCGATAGTCTGGCAATCATGTAGTTACCGCTTTCAGGTGAGTTCTTAGCGAGACTCCTATCAGTATTTAGGTTAGGAAAATCGATCTTCAGCATCATACCTGCCCTAAGTGAGAGATTCATAGGAACTGTAATATCAAGCATTTGTGAGAATAGAGCAGAGTATCTTGCCGATGCTTGTGCTTGTGTCCTTGCTTGATCTTGTGGTGTATTAGTATCTACACCCTTAGGATTAGGAGTTGTGGTTCCTTGATCAAGAGTTCCCAAAATGATTCTAGAATAAAAGTCCTTGTAATCTTTTGGTGTCACATCCTCATCATTTGCTTTTTCTACACTACTATTGTACTTGAAGTTATAGAAGTGAACCTTACGAGTTATGATATCGTAATACCAATTAGCAGTGCTATATGACCCTGCTCTCATCTTCTTTATAATATCATGACTCTCTTTGAAATTTGGTTCACTTGCTAACTTGAAATTGTTAGAGGTATCTAACCCATCTTTGAAGGGTGTCATCTTATAAGCATCTTTCTGTGGTTTTCCAGCAAACAAACCGTCTATACTTTTGAATTGATATCCATCCAGAGTCTCAAAGAATAAGAATCCAGCAGATCCTGAGTTAGCACTACCCTTTGATACAGTTGTAGGTATCGATTTTCTACATAGGTCTGCTATGCATTTGAACGGTCTCCTATAATTACCAAAGAACTCACACTCATTTGATGTCTTGTCTACATCAACCTTCGCACCTATCAACTTCACTATATCTTTGACAGTGTTTGATATTAATCCTGTATATTTTTTTACCACTCTTGTCGTATGATTTGATAGTGCTGCTTTTGTCTCACACACTAATGTGTATATCTCTTTCTTATTATCGATTGTATGACCTATAATATTGGATATGATTAATTCTAACTCAACCTCACCATCCTGACTGGGGTGCTCATATTTCAATAGGACTCCTGACCCACTCCTAACAGGTAATTTATTGATGATACCTAGAGCGTCTAGCACACTTATTTCTACATGTAGTGCAGGGTCTATAACATCCTCATAATATTTGATGTAACTTAGTTGCAGACCAATGTCAAGATAATCCCCATTACGATCATCAGGAAATACTTTGAATTCCTTGATAACATGTCCTTTAGTCCAGATTTTATTCTTGTTCATGCGGTAAGAGATGCGTCGAACATTGCCATTTGAGTCATAGCCGAGTAAGAATCAAAGTTCACAGTGCCCATAGAAGGTGGAGCATTATCCTGAGTAACATTTATATTGTCACCCTCTCTCTGATTTATAAGGAATATATTATTTGTTGGTGAGAGATCTCCGAGAGCAATATTAGTGCCATCACCACCAAGATCATTACTTGATAAATCAAGGTTCTCGAAAGTTCTTTTATTATTGAATAACTTCTTCTGTATTTCTCTAGGTGCAAATTTTTTCAGAGCGTCATCAATAATTTTCAATGCCTTCTTAGCATCTTCAAGTCTTATTTTAGTAGATTCTTTAGGAGATATCTCATTCAATTGTCTCAAGGTTCTAATCTTGTCTACAAGTCTAGATCTTTCTATACCTAACATCCTGTTGAATGATCCAATGTTTTTAGATGTAGGATCCATTCTTTTTAGAAATGCCACTGCTGCCTCTACTTTCGTCAATGCCTCCCTTGACATCTTAGTGGGGTCAAGAGTCACACCCTTTCCAGTCGCTCTGGTTATCTCATTGATGATTTCACCTGCCATGGGGTCATTCTCTAGTTTTGCCAGTTCAGCATCACTGATTGTGCCCTCTTGTAATTTTCTTATTTTCTTCTGTAATTCTATGTTCGCCTTGTTTGCCTTGAGTTCTGCTCTTTCTGCTTTTGTAAGATTCCTGACAATCTTTCCTTGCTTACTTATAGCAGGTGCACCCTTTTGACCAGGCACTATAGTACCTCTCTTAGTCAAGAAAGGACTATTATTCATCCTAGTAAGTTGATCCTGTCTCTTTGCATCCTTGAAGAGCACTTGAAGTTGCTCTTTCAATGGCAATTTCTTGAATGATGCTGGTTTTTTCTTTATCAGTTCAAGAATTACTTTCTCAGATCCCTTCGCTGTTCTACCCCTAGAAAAGACTGCTAATGCTATGGCACCTGCAATCGCCAATGTAATTCCAACAGCTCGAACTGCAGGTCTCTCTAGGAAAGGTTTAGGTTTTGGTGGCACTATAGGCACACGGGGTCTTGAATCTACAGGTGGTAATTCATCATCATCACGTTTCAAAACCAACGCTGGTGATAGATCTTCTAATTTGTCTAATACATTATCAAAGTCATCAAGTGCGTCAGCAAACAATGATCTTTGTGTTCTAGCGAGTGTTCTCTCCTCTTCAAATTGTCTTCTTCTATTTGCACCAGTAAATAAATCTGCTATCCTACCACCTGCAAGACCACCTATGATAGCACCACCTGTACCACCAATCACTGTACCAATCGGACCTCCTACTGCTGTGCCCAGTATTGCTCCATACTTAGCACCTGCAAGTGAACCTGCTAATCCACCTGCAGCACCTACACCTGCTTGCACGTTAGTTTGACCTTCTGCCCTTCTTCCTATAAAATCTAATCCAGTTCCTACTATGGCAAGTGGTCTAGCAAGTCTACCTAATTGACCTACCCTAGATACTTTTGCACCTCTCTGCAATCTCAATAGTGCACCAGGTGTTTTAGGAACTCTAGGTTTGAACAACCTTCTTGTCGCCCCTATACCGAGTAAACCAAGTGCACCGCCTATACCGCCTGATATTCCTGAGTCTTTATCTCTTGACCCTATCGCTCTTAGTGTACGACCTCTTTGTTCTACGATCTTCTTTTTGAGATCAAGTGACTTCTTCTCTAATGATCTCTCTACAGTGATTGATGAAGCTAGATTTCTTGAGAGAAATATAGATGCTCTTGATACCTCTGCACCTAAATTTCTTACCTTCCTTTCAATCATGAGAAGGCACCCCATGTGCGAAGTGAAGAAGCAGACTCAAATTTATCAATACTCTTGAACTTTGTACCCACTGACACAAATACAGGTCTAGCAGAGATACCACTAAACCCTGAGTTTTGTTTATTGTCACCCTTGCCAAGATTTATTATTTGTGTTTCACCACTTCCTCCAGATAATATTTCATTACTCATCATCTCAATACTCATATTTGGTAATATATCTGACGCACTTTCAGTTGCACCACTCTCTATCATCTCCATTGATATTAGATTTGATGAACTATTGAACAAGTTTGTAATTTTACCACCCTCTACATTGAGATCACCACCAGTGACTGACTGATCAGTGAATGCTATCGTATTATCAGTTTCAGCATCTATCTGACTCACCTCTTTATCTCTACCAAAATTAAAGAAGTTCTTGAAACCATCAAAGAAACCTTTCTTCTCGTCCTTATCGTCTTCATCTCTCATCATATCTACAGGATCTATTGTGAGTTCATTACTATCATCACCCGTTATTTCAGGAGTATCTTTCTTTTTCTTTTTCTTGTCGTCGTCCTCAAAATTCTCTCCCTCATCTAAAATTCTTTGATCAATATCTTGTCTACCTCTTAATTTTCTTTCAAGTGATATATTGGATAGTATCGAATCAAATCTCGCTAGTATCAATCTGAACCTATCGACATCTGGTTTGCTTATTGTCTCTTGACCACGTATGGTTCTAGAGGCGGTGATTTGTCTCCTTCTATCAGCGTTTTGATTTGAACTTATTAGACCTGGTAAAATCAATGATGCAGCAAGTGC